GCTCAGCCACCTTGTTCCGGTACTCTTCCAGGTCTTCCTTGCTTTTCTTCTTCTTGCCGTTTTCCTTGTCGTACATCTCAAGGTAATCCTCACGCTGTTTTTTTAATGCGTTCAGTTCCTGGGAATAACCGTTTCCGTCCACACCGCCACGCATATAGTAATCATACATGGCTTGTGAACTTGCCGAACCGGTAAACACAGTTTGGGATTTCATTCCAAGCATGGCGGGAAGGGTAATCCATTTTCCCTGGTTGGCATATCTCTGGGCAAGTTCCCGCCTTCGCTGTCCAGTATCATAACCAAGTGTCTTCTCGCGGAGGTTCTTGATCAGGTTGAGCGTGTTGTCAATCTGCTGGACGTCGCGTCTTAACGCCTCTATCTGCCGTTGCCGTTTGGCATCTCCGGCCTGCGCGATTCCGCTCACCAGCCCGAGAGCCGCGCCTGCGGCCGCTCCGTACGGACCAAGTGATTTGAGAGCAGGAGCAATTTGACCAAGTTGTCCCATCATGCCGCCCATCGCGCTTGCCCCGTTCAGTGCCCCGCCGACAACCGTGCCTGCGTCTCCGACTGCGTTTGCGGCACCTTCCATTCCAAGAGAGTCGAAGAAATCGCGAAAGAAATCAAGTCCATCCTTCAAGGCGGTGAGAGCCTTAACTATATCATCAACTACGTCTTTAAAATGTCTTACCTTCTTATCCGTGTCTCCACCTTGGTTCCTTTCGGCGTTTTCCTCATCGTTCGCTTTTGCTTCATGGAGAATGCGGTCCTTTTTGGACTCACTGGCACTTTCCCACCCCGCGACAAGTCCACCGAGATTGCCCGCGATTTTTATATCTTTATTTGTGGCCGTCCCATTCAATATTTTGTCAAGCAACCCAGCAAGAATCTCCAGGGCGTTTATTAAGTTCTCGTCTTGTTCCTCTGCTTTCTTTCCGTACTGAGCGTCAAGTCTTCTGCCGACATCACCGCGCCAACCCTGCAGCGCGTTTTTGTTATTCTCTTCAGTCGGGTCGAAGAACCACCTTCCTACTCGTTCATATGTCGGTTTACGGCCGTTACTCATCAATGGGAATCTATATGGCAAATTCTTTTCAAGAAGATCGTTCACGTCTTTGTTCTTCTCGGTGTAGGTATTTGCGTCTATAATCCCTTTTCTGAATGCTTCAGACAACTGGGCGCGGATGTATTGTGCGGTATTCCTTACCTCGTCAACCGTCAACGTTTCGATTGAATTCATATATCGCTGGTACTCCTCGCTGAGAAGGAACAACTCATAGTCCCGTTTCGCTTTTGCCTGTTCGGCCGCCTCTTCTGACTCCTCCGGGATATAATACTCGCCGTTTTCCTTTTTCAATCTTAGGCTGCGGATGGTCTCTGCATAGTCCGTTTCTATTTTCGCACGTTGTGTGTCAAGATAGGTAGCACTGCCAAGTATTTCAGCTGCACGCAATTTTGTCGCATCTTTCTCATCCTGCAAGGACTTCCGCCATTCTTTCAACAGTTTTACAAGACCTTCCGTCATGGATGACAACTCTTCTGTAGCCTGTTTTCTCCGCTCTGGGTTGGATATACTTTCAAGTTGAGCATGCATGACTTTTCTTACATATTCGTCAAGTTCCTTGTCGGTCATATTATAGGCAACATTCTTACTGAATAGGTCGTCGCTTATGTTGTAGCCACCAAAAGAACCTATTTTCATGCCTACTTCAAGTCCTGTCTTGCGGATATAATCCCACAAAAGTTCAGACATTCTCGACGCACGCATGTCATTTTTCTGAAGAGGATCGGAAATCTCGCGGGCCGCGAACTTGGTAGCAAGGCCATAGTCTCCGGTCTTTGAGAGAACGTCCTCGAACATTTTCCACGCCCTCTGTATGTCTCCTAAGTCCTTCTCAACCTTGGCGAGGAAATTGTCCTTCATGTCCTTGAATTTGATGCGGTCAAGTTCGTTCTTTAACTTAATGGCATCCTCTTCAATATTGCCAACAGCCTTCTTTATATCTTCAAATTGCGATCCTCTGAGTTGTCTTGCAAGATTAACGATATTGTCAATGGACTGTTCATAATGTTCCAAGTCATCCAGGTCTCCCTTTTTGAGGATTCCATGATCGAACCAAATCTTGAAAGAGTCTTTTATTGTTTTCAAAGCGTCAGCCTCTGCAAATCCATCATCTATCAGTTTCTTGTATTCCGACCTGGCGTCCTTTATCACTCTTATCCGCTCGCGATAGTCGTCAAGTAACTTCCGTTGGCGCTCATGCTCTTTCTGCTCAGCCTCGCGGGCTTCACGCTCTGCTTTCTGCTTTGCCTCTCTTGCCTTCTGCTCCTGTTCGCGTTTGATTCGTTCGGCTTCCTGTCTTTGCTTTTCCAGCTTTTTTTGTTGATCCTGCTGGTACTTGTCTCTTTGAGTTTTTCCGAATGACTGATTGTTTTTGTCTGCAAGCGCAACCATGGCAAGATAGGTCTCAAGTGTCCCGATAAGCCCGTCAAGGTACGGAATCTGGTCTTTGGCAGCCTTTAGGTTTGACGAATCGGCCTGGGACCTATAGCCCCTAAGTGTTTTCAGTAAATCGGTAAGTTGCTTGGTATCGCCAAAATTCAAGTCTGTGCCTATATTCCATTTTACTGTGTTTTGAATCAGCAGGTTCTGACTCTCAATATAAGACTTTGCGGCGTCAAACTCTTTCTTAAACGTTTCCTGCCAGAATTTTTTGAGATCATCACTGTCTTTAATGTCCTTGACAAGTTTGTTTTTTACCTTTGTCGTAACCTCAACACCGAGTTCATCGCCTTCTATCTGTCTGATGAGGTCTTTCTGCCAATCATCGAGAACCTTGTCCGCTTCACCTCCGCCGGTCTTCAGAATTATCTGCAACCCCTTTAAGATAAACTCGGCATATTTCTCGCCTACCTCCTGGAACTCACCACCCTTGCCTATCATATATGTTTTCATGTCTTCAGCAAGTTTGTTAATTTCCTCTTCGGTATAAACCTTGTCCACGTCTATGCGTTGCTCACCGGCCATCTGCTTTATCATAGGCAAAATACGGTTCATGTTCAACTGGTCTGCAATGGCTTGAATATCTCCATCGGAGAACCCAAAGTTCTTCAGATTCTCCAGAGTGGATTCTATGAATCCTGTCGCAAAATGGTAACCAGTTTCCTCTCCGTTGCCTTTTAACCGCTCCTGAAGACCCTTGATAACCTCTTCAATATACAATGCGGCCGCATCGGTATCGACAACAGTCTTCAAAGTCTTTGAGCCATCCGCACCTTCGACATATATATCCTTTTTAAAATTCTGGCTTCGCGTAAGGGCGGCAATCTCTTTGCCGAATTTTACGATGTCTTTTTCCGCCTGCTTCATCTGAACTCGACCATCTTTCAACCAATCGAAGAAGTCCGCGCTTTTACCTCCATATATTTGTTTGGGGTTGGTAGTCGCCCTGATTGCCTTCTCAAGTTTATCTGCTCCTTCAGTGGTTACGGAAAACTCGCGTGCGAGTGCCTGTAATGCATCCCGAAGAGTTTCATAACCTTCGGTGTCTGCTTTTTTCTGGAGAAAACCGTCCCAATCCTCATTAATTTTAAGAATATCCTCCTCGGTTAAAGCTCCTATTTCTTTCAGCATATTATTGTATTCATCGACTGCCTCTTGCATATTTGTGACAACGGTGTCCCCCCACATTTGGTTATACCAATGCTTTCCTCCGGCACTTTCCTCTATTGCCTGCTCAAGCAACGGAGCGGAAGATTCCTTCGCTTCGTTCACGCGACGCAATGTCTCCGCCCTCTGCAACAAAGCCTCGAATTGGTCATATTGATCTGTCATCTTGTTGATGTCAAACAGATTGACATCAACAAGCGGGTCCATCGCCTGCATCTTCTCTTTTATCTCGCGTATCTCGTCAGTAAGGTCAACGCCCATCGAGCGTAAAGCGTCTTTATTGACATTTAACGTATTATATCTGCGGTTGTTTGACCATTTTTTTGTGATGCTTACATCTGACACGTTGTCGTTGTTGACATCTCCAATCTGATCGATATATCGCTGCATTAAGTCAGCAAGCTCTTTTCTGTCGTTATTGCCAGTCTCACGAAAACTCTCCGCTACCGACTCTGCGTCACTCCTGACTTTGCTTATATGCTGGAATGCTGCCATAATCGCCATCATGGGGGCAAGTTGTCCAACGCTTACAACAAGCGAGCGGATGGCGCGACCAACTGAACGGAGCACATCACCGAAGTTAAACATACTTAGTTTTATGCGCATCCAAGTTCGTTGGAACAAATTTCCTGATAATATTGTTTTTCGTGTGGCCTGGTCAACGCCACCTAAAGCCAATGCTATATTTCTTAACTCTTTTGGGAGTGAACGACTAAAACCAAGGCGGATGGCATCTTTTTTTGTCAGCTCGGTTTTCCTCATCTTGTCCCGCAGATTGTCTGCAAAAGTTATCCTTTCGGCTCTCGTTGGAATCCACTTATTACCATGCATTTGACCATTCCCAACACCACCTAAATAATTGGCGAGCCTGTAACCTAATTGGGTCTGCCTTCCCCATTCTCTCATATTAGTCACAATCTGTCTCGACTGCCTCGTCAGACTGCTTGTCAGTGCCATGTTCGCAAGTTTTAACGCACCCATAGGCACAAGGACCATAGACAGAACATTGGCGTACTTTTCCCAATGTCCTGTCAGCTCGTTCAAACCATCAACACCCCATTTTAAAATGCCCTTATGGCTCTCGCCAATCTCGGAGAGCATGATATTATAGTTGTTGCGCAAGTTTCTCAACTTACCGCCAATGGTATCATACTGTCTCTCCTGCATATTGTAGAACTTACCGCCCGGCTTGTCAAGCCCCATTATGACAGCATTCACATCTTCAAACGACACCGCCTTCTCACGTATCATCTTGAAGACATCCTGACGACTCACGCGCTGTATCTGCTCACCGGCACCAGCGGCCGCTTTGGCAAGTTTGTTGTAATGGTCCGCAAGACCGCCAACCATGTCAATACCGGCGGTCTCAAACTGGCGGTTCTGGATTCCGGACAAATAACCATAGGACTTGGTGTGACCATATGCGAGTATCAGTCGGCTCACGTCTACAGACAAACCCGCTCCGATGTCAGACAAAGACTTCATTGTCGCATACAAGTCTTTCGTCTGGACGCCGAATGCAGCAAGCTGACGCGTGCTCTTCATTAAGTCCTGGAAATTGTAAGGAGACTGCTGCGACAAGTCGCGTATGTCAGCATACAGGCCTCTGGCGTACGAAGCGTTGCCGATAATCACCTCCAATGACTTTCTCTGCAATTCCAATTCTCCAGTCACCTGGGCGACCTGCTTCACAAAATTCATTGCACCCCACACACTGACATACTGAGCTGCCATACTCTTCAAGTCTGTCAATATCTGACTCTGACCTCGTGCTGCCTGATTAGCCTGTTGCATGGCATTGGTAAGCACTTGCTGACGTGTAGTGAGTTGAGATGTGCTATGACCTGCAGCACTCTGCTCTCTTCTAAACACGCCAAGAGCGTCACCAGAATTTTGCTTTAAGAGTGCCAGCTGATGATTAAGACCTTTCATCTGGTCTCCATAATTGCCACTGGTGAACTGCTTTCCGGTCAAACCTTCTATTACAGTCTTTAACTGCTGATAAGCAGCTATAAGGTTCTGAACCGCTGCATACTGCTGTTTTACTCCATCAGCGGCGGCGGTGTTGGAAGCAAGAGCGCCACTATTCCTGATTTTTTGCTCAAGTGTGGCAAGAGATGTCAGTTTGTTAGCGATCTTATCAAGAGAACTCAGCCGTTTTCTATCAACCTGTTCTTCCTCTCGCTGACGTTTTTCGGCCGCTCTTCGGCTCTGCTCCTGGATGTCAGCACGGCGTTTTTCTTCCTCGTTAACCGCCTGTGTGGCTTTTCTGCGGGCTTCAGCGGCGTCATATAGGGTATTTTTTGTTGAAGACTGACCCATATATTCAGAGTAGGACATACCGTTTACCGCCCCAGTCGTCCGAATCTTATTCAAGTCAAGCAACAACTGACCAAGTTTTGCTATAGCTGCATCTATCTGGGTTGTGTCAAGCCTGAGGCGCTGCATATCTGCCTGCAAAGCGGTAATCTTCCGCATTTGCTCGCCAAGTTCATGCAGTTTTGTCCTTGCTGAATCTATGCTCTTATCCCTGTTTGTCCCCTCTCGCTCTGCATCTTTGTATTCTTTCCGAAGTTCACGAAGTTCTTTTGCGTTGGATTCTGTACCACTAAGGAATTGCCTGGTGGTCATATCCTTAAACATCCCTTTGGATAACAAGCCACCATTATCTTTCAATTCTTTTAACGCTCTGATGATTTCTACTATACGGTTGCGGTAGTCTTCAAGTCTTGAGGTGTCAATACCCCTGTCATTAGACTTGGCAATAAGTTGGTCGGCTTCTCTCAGCATTCGCTCGTAAGCCTTCATTTTGCCAAGGGCGTCCGCGATACTAAAGTCTTTCGTGAAGTTCTGGGATGCATTGCTCTGTTTCTTTTGATCGACCTCATCAAGTGCCTTGCCAGTCGCCTTGGCCGCATCGGTTATCTTGTTAAGCTCTCCAATAACTCCCTGCGACAAATTGATGGAAAGGTTCGTTCCTATGTTGGCAATATTCGAAGACAGCAAAGCCATCTGACGGCTCGCTTCTGACAAGCCGTCTGCCAAATCCTTAAAATTAGTGCCTCTCAGTATAGGAGCAAGTTCGGAAAGAGATTTCGACAGGTCGCTGATGGCTTTCGAGAAGTTCTCGTATTTCTGAATTTGGGAATCATCAACGCCGGTGGCCTTGCTTCCCTTGCCCATACCCTCCAATGCAGTCCTTAGCTGTCCGATGGCCTCGGTAAGGGCTTTTATCTCCGTCTCGCCAGCCTGAACATTCTTTGTGTCAACCTCAACCTTGACCGTCTCCTTATTCATCTTCGAGATGACATTAAAGATGGAAACAAGACTGTTGTTGATGTTATGCAACTGCTCTAAGCTCGACTTGCTTACATCTATCTGCGCACTGAACTTTTTAGATAGAAACGTTTGTAGTTTCTTGACAAGCGCGTCGATACTGTTTTTCGAGTCCTCAACAAACGATATGCTTGCACTCAGATTGTTATTTGCCATTGTCTTTACGTTTTAATTGTTAAAAAAAGCGGAAGAAATCAATCCCCCGCCTTGCCGTCACCTACGCCTGCGACCTTTTTTCTCTCTCCTCCGATAAAATCCTCAGGACGAACCTTACGGTTCTTCTTTCTCTCCAGCCAGCGTTCGTAATCCCTGCGTATCTTATCCGGGTCGCTCTTGAATCCGGGGTCTCCGGGCTTGGACTTCTCACGGGCTTTGTATGCGACGAAAGGTGCGTCTGCCGAAGCAAGTTCTATCTGCGCAACCGTATACCCCCAGTAATACTCATAAGCGGGGACGCGTATCAGGCCGAAGAAGAAGTATCTTGGCTTGTTGAGCCCGCGGACTCCTTTACTGAGGGAGTGGAGACTCCCCCACTGAGTTCGCGAAGGATATGCTCGGCTTCCTCCATCCTCATCATCATCAGTGTATCCTTTGCCCCGGTCAGATACATGGTAATCTTCAAGAACTGCTCTGCCGGAACTTTTTTTTTGCCCTCGGCAATCAACTCTTCCAGCTCAAAGGCATTGTATTGTCTCACATAGTAGAACCAACGCCATAGAAACCAGTATAGAAACCTCATCTTCCAGTAGCCGTCAAGGAGGAATATAGCAGACACCTTGCAGGCGAGTTTCTGATCCTCAATGAACGAATGGAGTATGTCGGTTCCTCCGCCGGTATTGGTGGCTCCATCCTGACTTGGCTTGTCCATCTTTGACTTTCTAAGCAACAGACGTCCAAGTTTCACCATCTGGCCTGCACAAAGCCATCTTACTTTATATTTCTTCTTTCTGACACGTACTTCCGTCGCGTCATTATCCCTAAGCGACTGATACCACCGCTGGCTTTCCAACGACGGCTGCTTCACTTCGGGCTCTCTCTTCTTCTTTGCCATTTTCATCTATGTTTGCTCCTATGCCATAAGCAACCGGGCGACCCGGACATCTAAGCCGTTGCCGCCCGGTCTGAAAATGGTCGTAGGAGAGTATTTTTCAATTATCCAGGATTGCTACTTGGGGTCTCACTATTTGCTTCCGGCTCAAGGATTGCCATTGCGTCAAGGTCGCCGCCGCTTGCGACAGTTCCGGTCAGGTTTACAACAAACGGAACATCCTCGCCGGCAAACTCAGGAGAAGCGAGCAACTTCACTTTCTTGATGAACAGTGCCTTGTCCTCTGTATCGTTGATGATAAGCAGACCAAGGTTCACAGCCTTCTCAGGGAATGCGAAAGACTTGCCTTTCAATGTCTCGATGGTCTCGTCAGACAATGTGCCGGAAGGAACAGGGAACACCATATCGTTGGAACTGTATGCACTTCCATAGATCAGGGAAAGCACACGGGAATCGTATGTCGGTACCTGAAGAGTGACCTCTGCATCACCCGGGGTAATATGGGAAGTCCATGGAGCGTTCAGACCATGAACACGGAACACCGTAGTCGATGGCGTACCCCCGTTTATACTAACACCGCTGCTCTCAGAGCAAGGAAGCTCAACAAGGTCTTTGCCTGTGATGTCAACCGTGTGCTCTGACGTCTTGCTCATTGTAAAGCCACCCTGAACAGCATAGACCGCGCTGATGCCGTCAAACACCTGCTCAGTCATCGAATTTTTCTTTATTACAGCCATAATG